AACCTCTGGGATGTCCGCCTCAGCGGATTCCGTTGCTTCCATGTTTTCTTCGGGCACTTCATGTCCCTTCTAGGGGAGTCCTGTATGGTTGCTCCTATAACACAAATGGCGGTGTCCCACATAATGGGGTTACAACGCCGGTAGTTCAAGTCCCATCTGGCCCTGCAACTGCGCCAACAACTCGGGAGGAACCCCGCCAGTGGGAGCAAAAGCTCCTTCTGGCGGTGCCCCAGGGGGCGGCATGGGGGGTGCCGGCGCCCTGGTTGGTTCCTGAGCCACACCAGGGGGAGCGACGGGTGGGCCTTCAGGGCCACCTGTCTGCGGTCCAGCCTGGGGTTGTATCAGGAACCGTTCAGGATCCTTAATGTCGAAACCGGTTTTGAGAACATGGGCAGCCAAAGCCTGCGGGTCGATAACGGTGCCCACAAGCGGACCCATGGCGTTCAGCAGCGACACAGCCTGCTGTTTACGAATCGTGTCGTTCAACGGCTGCGTCGAACCCGCCTCGACGCTGTAGTCGTACTCGCCGACAATGTCCTCACGGCTAAACGGCACAAACAGGTCATTCGGGGCGTTGGGCACACGGGCCGTCGACTGACCAGTCATGAACTGTTGCAACAACTGGATGACACGCCGGCCAATCATCCCTATCGACAACTCCACGATAGCGAGCTTGTCAGACGCCCTGGCATTCTGGGCGTCAGCAATGATCGACGCCTCAGTCGCCGTGCGACGAATCTCAGGCATCGCACCCCTGGCGTACTCCGAAATGCCCGACACGGTGTTGATGTCCGTTTCAATAATCTCGCTGTAGGCATAAATCTCAGGTGAAATCGGCACCTGCGGCATCGGAATGACAACATCCGACAACGGCTTGTTCTCATCCACGACAGGAACCATGCGGCCATCCTCATCGGATTCGAGGGCTTCACGGCCCTCGGGTCCAAACGACCGCTCATGGAACAGATACTTGCGGGCATACCGCTTACGATCATTCATCAACTGCGAACGGGTCTTATCCAACTCCAGTTGCAGCGACTCAATGGCCTCCAGGTCACCTATCGGATAGAAAAAATCGGGAACATCGTAGTTGCGGAGCATCACGAACGGCTGCCCGTAGGCATACGGCATCGGCAACGGATTGATGAGAAACTCGTCGGTTGTCTCCCCCCACACCGACATCGTGTTGGAACGGATGTCGTAAAACTCCCAGATCGTCACCCGTTCCTCGTCAAACAGGTACTCCCTGTTGTCAAGATACTGGGCGGCATACATCGGGTTCACGCCACCGTCAGCCGTCAACTGCTTCCGCACCGAAGGCCGATACCGCCTATCGTTCTGCGCCTCCTCCAAGGGGCGCACAATCTTCTGAGCAATCCAGGTGAGGTCATCCATGCAGGTCGCCTCAGGATCGACATAAACATCGAACGGGGAAACACGTTCCACGAACGGCTGATCCTCCACCACCATCATCGCCGTCTGAGGAACATTCGCAGCCATCTCGTCGTCAGTGGGGAGACCGCCAGCCAAAGCCGGCGCCTCAGCAGCAAACGCATCCACCTCCGAAATGGCCTGATTCAACATTTCCTGCTGCTCAACATCCGACAGCGACGTTTCCTGCTCAACGAACTTCCAACCAACCTTGATCCAGCCATGGCCGAAAATCAGGAAATCCTTCACAGAGCGACGGAACGGAGTGCGAAAATCGTGATGCCGCCACATATGGTTCACAACCGCCTCCACAAACGCGGCCCTGTCACCATTCTGAGGCTCATTGGCGGAAACAACAATCTTCGGATGGTTCACCGACACCGACGGAGCGATCACATTCACCGTCGAAAACGACAGATTCACCGCGATCAAATCACGTTCCGCCGACGTAGACCCAGGCCAATGCCGGCCACGATACAAATCGTTCAACCGGCGCCAGGTCTCGTCGAGACCCTCCTGGTCGCGCCAACGACGCGCACGATCAATGCGCTCCCGATACTGATCCAAAGTCTCACTACGAGTCTTACGAGGCATCAGAACATCGCCCTATCAGGCAACCTTTCAATATTGCGGCCCTGAGACTTCGCCTCCTGATACCGCTTGTCCCCCAACTCGCGGCGAGACAAATGCTGCTCGTCGGCAGGCAACTGGGAACGGTAACCCGACTTCGTGTCAACACGCAAAGTCAGGAGCTTCTGACGCCACAACCAAAGGTCTGCGAGTTCATCCGAATCCACAGGCCCCCGAACAGATTCCGTATACGAAACGAAATCATCAAATGTGGCATCAGGTGGCAGAACCCCCACCGCTACGGCTGCTTAGAAGCAGGCTCAACCTTGCCCGTCTCGCCATGCTGGTTGAACGGAGTGTCACGCACCGAAATTTCGCCGTAACCGCCCGTCTGGTTGTTCACCTTGGGTGAATCAAACCGCTGCTTGGGTGAACTGGGGCCACCAGGTTCCCAAATAGGGTTCGCTGACACAGAGCCACCACGCTCCATCTTGTTATTCTGGCCCTTCGGGCCGTCAACGGTTGTGGTACCGCTAGTGAACGAAACGAACTTCTTCGCCATAAAAATACTCCTGGGTGAAATGAATAGACATGTCTACAAACAGCGGTCAGGGTGTCCCACGGACGCTGTTCGCACCAATCCTGTATAAGGAGGAATCAGCGTCATCGGCAACGGCAAGCCTGCGAAACCACTCAACTGTCCAATAATCATCAGGCTGATCCACATACTCGGGGGCGTGAGCGTACTTCCTCATCTGGTTCGCCAACGCCAAAGCCATCACCCTGTCGTCATAGGGCGACCCCGACATGCTGCCACGCTCATTGCGGGTAAAGGTCCGCAACTCCCCGACCGTATGACGGTCATACAGACGCAACTCGTCGTTACGCAACGCCATCCCCAAATCGTCAATCATCAAAGGCTTCGACGTGCGTGTCGTCCGCCAACCAAACTCCATCGACACCTTGGAAGTCACCTGGTTCAACGACCGCTTACGAAACATGCGAGGATACCCCAACTGGCGCAACATCGTAATCGTCGTCAAACCATGATTGTTCGACTCCACACAGCACAACGCATCCCGATACCACAAACCAACCCTGAACACCTCAGCAGCCAGCTCGTCAGGCGGAATATGGCCGTGCCATATCGCCGCCTGATCGCCCGTGCTCACATCCAACACCTGGATGCACGAATAATCGCCATGGCCCAAACCCTCAGCCGTATCAACACCCAACACGTAAGCATGGTTGGACTCAGGCTTACACCAAACCTCCAAACTCACGACCTGAACTCTACAGACCTGGGCGACAACTCATGCAAATACCCCGACAACCCAGGGCGGCAACGAACCATCATGTCATCCAACACATCCAAATCGAACACAGGGTTACCCGACCGCACAAACGCCTCCTCAGGCGTAGTCGGATACTCCTGAGCCAACTGCCAAGGCAGCATCGACTGCTTCTTCTCCTCGTACCAAGACGAGCCACGATCCTCAGTCGCAGACCACGGAAAAAACATCGACTCGAACTTGTTGTTCCCCGTGCTGGCCCCCGTCCACAAATGATGAAAAAAGTTTCCCGACCCATTCGCCGTAGACAAACCAATAATACGGCCACCCACGTCAGCGACAGGTTCAATAGAGGACCACGCCTCCTCAGGATTCGGCAAAAACGCCCACTCGTCCACCACGATAAGCGTGGCGGACTCACCACGCGCAGGATCAGACGCAGACGGCATCGAAACAATCTGAGAACCATTGCCGAAAAACATGCGTTGCTGATGCTCAACAAGCTGCCTCGGGCCACGCTCCACCATCCACCCAGGCAAATGCTTAAACCCGTACTTCGTCTTCCGCAACAACTGAACAGCCTCACGCTCAGTGCGAGACAAATCAATAATGTTCTGATCCGCATGAAAAAACGCCAACCAAAACTGGTGAGCAGCCACCAACGTAGACCACCCGATCTGACGAGCCTTCAACGTCAACGAATAACGGTTATCCGCCCAATGGCTCAAAGCGAAAGACTGGGCATCCCGAAGATCAAAAAGAATTCGACCATGAGCAGGATGAGCAATATGCCAATACTTACGCAAGAAATACGACTCATCTCTTCCACACTTCCTCCACTCCGCTTCCTGACGCAGCTCACCCAGACGGCTCATCACCCAGGATGATCCGCAAGGAACTCAGCATACGCCTCAGGGCTATTCAAAATGATAGTAACCCCTTCAGGCTTCGATGACCGACCAAGATTCATGCTAATCGTTCCAATCAACGTACCAACCGCCACCAACAAGCCTGTCACGGCCACAACGAACTTAGTGATCGTGCCCATCTACTCGAACAACGATTGTAACGTCCGACCCAAACCCCAAACCATGAAGGCAACACACACCACAGCCGAAACACTCAACAACAGCGCCGTAGCACCAACCCTACGCACCACGCACCACGCACCTACTGGTTGCTCAACAACGACAAACCACCGCCAGCCATCAACGCAGGACCAGCTAACCCACCCGTTCCCACAGTCAACAAACCAGCACCAACCATCGCCGCAACCAAAGCCAACTTGTGTTCCAACGGCATGTCTCCCACGCTACCACCAAGCCCCCTCAACACATCACGCGCCCCCTCCAAACCACGCTGATTGATTCTCCTCTGCTCATCAGACAACGGCGCCCCAGGCAAAAAATCGCCGCCCCGTTCACGCCCATCCCGAGACGACTCAGGATTCTGACGCCCAATCCGAGGAGGCTCACCACCCATCCGCGAAACCAGATCCCGCAACTGAGTAGCAGAAAACTCTGGATCCTCAGCCACAGCATCAGGCAGCGCCTCGCCAATACCGCGAAGAAAACCCTGCAACGCTCGACCAGTTTCAGTTTCAGACCCCACAGGACGCGGCCTGTCGGGACCAAGTTGCAAAGTTGGGCGAGAAGGCTGCGGCCTGTCGGGACCCATTGGTACAGTTGGCCTCTCGGAACTCATCGGGAATGTGCCACCCATGTCATAGGCAGGCGGCAGCCCCTGAAACAGCCACGGTCCATCATCAGGCTCAGGCAGCGGCTCAGGCACAGGATCGGGGACAGGCTCAACAGCGTCACTGTCCGCAGGTTCAGGCACATCATCCGTGATACCACCCTCGTCAGGAAGCGATATATAGCGCGGAGTGCGGCCAAGGTAGTCATAAATCTTCGTCACCCAGTTTCCCTCTTCAGCCGACCCTCCCTCAGGATCGGGAGGCACA